CAATGGAGCAGTAATGTGATTAGATTGTTGGGACGATTGCCCCGTGCCCTCACTGTGGCTTGCAGTGGGGGTGTGGACAGCATGGCATTACTGGATTTCGTGAGACATAATCATGAAGTCCGTGCCGCATTCTTCCACCATGGAACACAGACCAGTGCCACCGCATATAAGTTCTTGGTAGAGTATTGTAACAGTCAGAGTATTGAACTGATGGTGGGCCATATGGATCAAGAGTGCCCAGCAGGCGTAAGTCCAGAGGAACACTGGCGTGACCAGCGTTATGCCTGGCTTGACACACTGGGCCCGGTGGCCACAGCACATAACCTAGATGATGTAGCAGAAACCTGGATCTGGAGTAGCCTGCATGGCACTAGTAGCCTCATGCCCCACAGTCGGAATCAGGTGTTCCGTCCCCTGTTGCTCACCCGGAAGTATGAACTAGAAAGCTGGGCCAGCCGCAAGCGTGTGCCCTTCGTGCATGATGCCAGCAATGACGACCAGCGTTATACTCGTAACTATATTCGTCATAGCCTGATGCCTCATGCCCTGCGTATCAATCCGGGCCTGCACACCATGTTGCGTAAGAAATTGGAGGAGCGCGGTGTTGACAAGTAAATACAACATGATATACTAAATATTAACATGATCAAGTGCAACTACTGCGGTTCAGAGAGAAAAAATTTAAACAGCAAATCTCAACATGAACTATATTGTAAATCTAACCCTGATAAAAGGAATAAGATTCCATCTTACGGCATGTTGGGTAAGCGCGGGAGCAATCAGTTTACAAAGGCGAAAAAATTAGGCCTCCCCAAGCCAGATGTAAAAGAAAGCACAAGACAAATCTTAGCAGAAAAAACATCTGAGTGGAATAAAAAAATCTGGCAAGATATTGAGTTTAAGAAACGGCACCAAGATGCTATGAAATCTGCTGTAGACCAGCACCCTGACTCTTACAATTCAGGAAACCGTGGAAGAGTAAAACAAATTGAGTATGATGGCATAAAATTTCATGGTTCATGGGAAGTAGAATTCTATAAATGGTGTAAGTTTCAAAACATTGATGTTTTGAGAAATAGACAAGGATTTAAGTATGTATGGGAAGGAGAAAGAACATATTTTCCTGATTTCTTTATACCCGCTTATAATTTTTATGTTGAGATAAAAGGATACGAGACAGAAAGAGATTATGCTAAATGGTCAGTTTTACCAAAACAATTGAAAGTTTTAACAAAAACTGACATAATGGATATCAAGCAAGACAAGTTTTCAGTAGAAAATTTTCTCGCTAAGGAATTTTGGGAGTGTCGTCTAATTGGTTAATGACCCGCGACTCATAATCGCGCAAATGTCGGTTCGAATCCGACCGCTCCCACCATATGCGAGTGTGACGTAAGTGGTAGCCGTAGGAGACTTAAAATCTCCCGCCGTTAGGCGTGCCGGTTCGAGTCCGGCCACTCGCACCAAAATTTAGGGATGTTGGCAGAGCGGCCGAATGCGGCGGTCTACTAAACCGTTATAGGGAAACTTATCGGGGGTTCGAATCCCTCACATCCCGCCAATTATAAATAATCGTATGCAATTTTCTAGTAACTGGATAATTATAAGTCCGGGTCGAACCGGCAGTAGATACATCGCGGATGTTTACTCAATTTTTTATCGGGAAACTTTTGGTGTAGATACAAAATACTTGGGCCCAGGCTCTGAGTTTGATCCCCATGCTCATTGGCAATTTTTTCATACTCACGACCCCACCAAGTATGTTCAATTTAAAAAAAATGCCAGATGCATACTAAGCATCAGGGACATGGTTGATGCAGCATTAAGCTACTGCATTGTCGAACACACCAATTTGTATCATATTTTTAAAAATACAGACCCCAATGAAATACCCAGTGTGCAAAAAATACACATCAGCAAAGAGGATTTTATTGGGCATTATGCCTATCAGGTGAGTTTTTATCGACAAGTACGAGACATAATTGATGATAAAACTGTGGTTATCAGATATAATTCAATTCTAGAGGACTGGCGTGCAGTATTATGGGACGCAGAAATTCCCATAAACATGATTACTCCTGCCGTTACCGAAAAAGTTCAGGAATTAGCGCCGGTCAAAAATTCGTGGAAGAGCGAAGATTGGATTTTAAACTGGGATGAAATCGAGCCACTTACAAAAATGTTACCTCGTAAACCAGAACCTTTCTTTGGTAAATAAATCTAAATACATTAAAGGAGATAAGCCATGAGTGATGGTGGAAAAGGAAGTAAACCCAGACCATTTAGCATCAGTCACGATGAATGGTCTACACGTTGGGATGCCATTTTTGGCAGAGACACAGAACGCAACGACGAAGGTGAAGTTCGCGTAAACAAGCAGGGTCAACTTGAACAAATGGTTGAGGGTCAGTGGGTGCCTAGCCAGGAGCAGCCTAAGTAGGGGCTGATTTAGAGTGCGCTGGGCACTACTTTTGTTGGTGTTTGCTTGTTCATTATCATTCGCCAATACCAAAAAACCACGAGAACCGGTAACATACGCACTGGTAAATCTTGACACCAATGAACAAATTGTGTCGCTGAATGACAGCAGTGTCAGGCCCATAGCCAGCATGACCAAACTCATGAGCGCCCTGGTGGTGTTGCAGGTGGGACTGGATCTGGATGAATTGGTACCAGTTACAGGCACAGAAGGCAGCACTCGTATCAGGCGCGGCATGTTGATGAGTCGTGCCAATCTGCTGGAGTTGAGCCTGGTGAGCAGTGATAACCTGGCTGCCCGTAGTCTGGCCGAAAGTTATCCCGGCGGATATCGTGCATTCATAGACAAGATGAATGAAACTGCACACTTGTTGGGCATGCACAGTACCACATTCAGTGATTCAACTGGTCTGCTAGCAGCCAACACCAGCAACGCTCAGGACATTATCAAACTGGTAAGTGTGCTTACACCCTGGGACATTTTTACAACGGCGGCCAACAGAATACAAACAGTCACCACTGCATTTGTCAAGGGCAAACGTGGAGAACGAGAAGTTCGTGTGACAGGCAATAACACCAACAACTTTGTGGGCAAACTGGATATCATTGCGGCTAAAACTGGTTATACAACCAGGGCTGGAAGGTGCCTGACCATGATGTTCACACAAAATGGCAACCGTTATCTACTGGTGGTCATGGGTGCAACCAATCCAGTACAAAGAACTAAAATTGTCAATGAACTACTTGACAACATTAAATAAAAAACATATACTACAAACACTGCGGGGTTGGTATAGTGGTTGTGCTCTAGCCTTCCAAGCTAGTGAGACCGGTTCGATCCCGGTACCCCGCTCCATTATAGGAAATAATCATGAATGATTTTGATAAAGCCACACGTAACGCTGGCAATAGATTTGATTTGGTTTTGATAGCCAGTGAGCGTATGCGAGAAATTCACGCACAACGCCGCAAACAGGAACAAGAGGGTGATTTTTCATTGACTGACCGAAAGGCACATATGGTTCCAGCCTATCAGGCAGTTCGTGATATTGAAGAAGGGCGTGTGGGCAGGGAATACCTTGCTAAAGTAAAAGATCGCAGTCAGCGACGGCGGTCTAGGTTTGATGAATTGAAATAAAGAGGTAAATCATGGTATATAGAAAGCATATTGACATTAACGAAGTTGCCCGATTCTGCGAAACACTAACCGATAACACTAAAATTTACATTGGCTGTGACAGTGAACGACTACAACACAATGATGTTTGGCATGCTGACTATATCACAGCCGTTGTGGTTCATGTGAATGGCAACAATGGTTGCAAGATTTTTGGTGCTGTGGATCGTGAACGCGACTACGACCAAAAGGTTGATAAGCCACGCATGCGGCTCATGAATGAAGTGTATCGTGTGGCTGATTTGTATCTACAGTTGGCTGAAGTAGTGCCCTTTGACATTGAAGTCCACCTGGATATCAACCCCAACGAAATGCACGGCAGCAGCATTGTGATCAACGAAGCAGTGGGCTATATCAAGGGCATGTGCAATGTTATCCCCATGGTCAAGCCACGTGCATTTGCGGCCAGTTATGCGGCTGACCGCTTCAAGGAAGTTGTGGGCCATCGTGCCCGAGCAGCCTAAGGAGTGCGTAATGAAAACAGCTATTAAAAGCCGTCCAGTCAGGCTAAGTAATCCTAGAACGGGAGAAATTTGGATTTGTCCAGATTTTGTCAACCGCAGGGTGGTTGACGGCGTTGAATTTGTACAGGTACACAAACCTGACAGCCAACGCCTGGTCTGGATCAGTCTGGATAGTGTAGTGAGGAATAAACGATGAAAACAGCATTAGCAATAGTAGCACTGGTAGCCTTGACTGGTTGTGCCACCAATCAGAAAACCGGTATGTTGGCTGGAGCCGCGGTAGGTGCGGCCACTGGCAAAGTACTGGGTGGCCAAAGTGGCGCCGCAGTGGGTGCTGCACTGGGTGCGGCAGCTGGTGGCAATGTGGGTGCCAGCATGGATGCTCAGGCTGGTGTGGCTCCACAAGTTATCCAAGTAGCACCACACGAAATTTACTACACAGCTCCTCCCAGGGTAGTGTATGTGAACCCCTGGTATGCCTCTCCTGGTCCCTACTGGCGTTGGAGCTATCATAGCCACATGGGATGGGGTTGGTATCATCCACACCGCCACCATTTCCATCATCACCGTCATCACAGACACTGGCGATAAGGAAGGGCAATGGGTGTTTCAGGCGTTCAAGAACATTTTGTTCCAGCTCATCAGAGAGTGAACAATACCCGAATAAACCTGTACACACTAGACCAGCACTTGAATTTAAAAAAGCAAGACCAATCTCAGCAACAGCAAAGGTTGTCGGAGGAGCGGGTAAAACAAGCCCGAGCAGATAATAAAAATCTAGGACAAAATGTTGATGTATATTGTTAAAAAGCCCGCTTAAGCGGGCTTTTTTATTTGTACTTTAAAATCCCAAAATATTCTTTTTGGGTGCATGAACATCTACATTGGGTTTCTTACATTTTTCAGCTAGTGATATGGCATTCACTTTGGCAGTATTGTCACCGCCTTTGGCAATTTCACTTACTGCGCCCCAACATGCTGTTTGTGCCATGGTATTATCTTTACTTACTGATTTTACTGCATCATAATATAGTTGCTGGTGGTTAGCAGTGGCACAGCCAGCCAAGAACAAAGGCGCCAATAAAAATGCTAGTCTCATTTCAAACTCCTGAATGTAAGTGTATTTATAAAAAATTTCACAGATTGCGGCCTTTCTAAATAAAGTCATGCCACAACGAATATTAATCATGGGCTTACCAGGTGCCGGAAAAACCTACTTCGCAGAGCGTTTGAAAACCTGGCTGGAAACACACGGAAGAATTGGTTCCGAACGCATTATGCAGTACGAAATGATACCGTCTGCACATGAAATGCGAGCCCGAGTAGACTGGTTCAATGCTGATGATGTTAGACGCAAGTTCAACGACTGGGACTTTAGCCGAGAAGGTCGTATTCGCCAGAGCATTCGCATGCTTGAGTTTGCCCTGGCCTGCTCAGGGGACTATGTGATTTGTGATTTTGTCGCACCATTGGTCGAAATGCGTAACAACTTCAAAGCAGACTGGACCATCTGGATTGACACTATTGAAGCTGGTCGCTTTGAAGATACAAACAAAGCCTTTGTTCCTCCAGAAACATATGATTTCCGCATCACTGAACAGAATGCCGAGAAATGGGTAGAGTTTGTGGGCCAGCACATCGTTGACAATCGCCGCAGGCCTGTATTTGACTGGCGTAAAGAAACGGTTCAACAATTAGGAAGATGGCAACCCTGGCACGCTGGGCATCGTGCATTGTTCGAACGAGCCATTGCCAAGACTGGACAAGTTTGTATTATGATCCGGGATTGCCAGGGTTGGCAGGGTAGTAATCCCTTTGACTTTGAACAAGTAAAGGGCTTTATCAAGCGTGACCTAGATCCACTCTATCAAGGTCAATATACAATTCAGCTTGTACCTAACATTGTTGAAATTGTTTATGGCAGAGATGTAGGATATAAGATAAATAAAATAGAACTCACTGATGAAATACACCAAATATCAGCAACTAAAATCAGGGAGGAAATGAAAAATAAAGGTTTATTGTAATGTATCACTATGTTTATAAGACTACCAACAATGTGACTGGGAAAATATATATCGGAGCCCATAGTTCTGAGACTCTTGATGATGGGTACCTCGGTTCAGGAAAAGCACTCAAGGATGCTATTAAAAAATACGGAAAAGAAAATTTTAGTCGTTCTATTTTAGAATTTTTTGATACAAGAGAAGAAGCATTTAAAAAAGAATCGGATCTTGTAACCGAGGACTTTATCAAAGAAGATACCAATTACAATATGTGTTCTGGAGGATTGGGTTCTACTGTTAAATCAGAGAAATTTAAAAAAATAGTTTCTCATAAATTAAAGGGTAGAATTTTCACAGAAGAACATAGCAGGAAAAAATCTCTTGCTCAAACCGGTAGTAAAAATCATAGATATGGTAAACCTAATCCAAATAATCCAAAGTTGTCTGGTAAAGACAACGGTATGTTTGGCAAAAATCATTCCGACGAAAGTAAAAAATTAATTAGCCAAAATAGAAAACTTACTAAAGTTGAATATACCCCTGAACTCATAGCCCAATTATCTTCGGCGTGTAAGGGGAAGTTATGGTATAATGACGGAAAAATTTCCAAAAGATTTAAAGAAGGTGAGCAACCAGACGGTTTTGTAAAAGGAAGAATATTACAATGAACAAGTATCATATCAGATTTAACACCAAACACGAAGGTAGCGATCTGGTATGGCGTGTATTTGAAAATGGTGTGGAACATCTGGCCACAGATGTTCGCATCATTGGCGAAACATTTACTGAATGTACAGAAGAATACGGCCAGACTAAATGGAATATTGCCTGCCATGGACGTATGGTCTGGGTTGATAAAGTTGCAGTAATAGTTACTGGAAAAGACTAGCAAGAAATAACGCAAAAACTGCGACTTTTTAGCGCAGGTGATAAATAGGGTTATCATGCTACACCTTATCACCACACTCACAGACAACCTACTTACATACATCAAAGATGATCCTGTAAGACCAGACATACCAGCCGAGTTTCGCGTACAACCCAACAGGTTTGTGGCGGCACTGGTCGAGAATGAACGACCCACAAGTATAGTATGTGTTAGTTTGCATGACTTTGTGCCTGAAAGTGTGCAAGACCTACAGCGAACAGTGGAACAACCAGACACAGCCGTTTTTTATACGATCTGGAGTTACAAGCCCGGCAGTGGTGCCGACTTGCTTAGAACACTAGTCCCTAAAATTCGTGAAGTATTTCCTTCAGTTACCAATTTTGTAACACTCAGTCCCAAAACTGACCTGGCACGCAAGTTCCATTTGCGTAATGGTGCTATCGTATTTCGTGAAAATCCCGACACAGTGAACTACTTGTATTCCCTTCAATAGTGCCGTATAATAGTGACTCGCACGAGCGATAAATATTATTGTCTACTGGAGGAACACAATGAAAGAACAAAACCTAAACTTGGATATTGAAGAACTGGTAGACGAATTTGATGATTATCAGTACGATGTAAGTACTGAACTCAGTGCTGAATTCATCGACAACACACTCATGCCCATGTTGGATGAGTTTGACTACGGAAACAGTAATCCAGATTACATTCCAGGTGTAGCGAGTTTTGGACTCTACATCAAACTGGTTCAGGCCCTGCTTGAAGAAGGGTTTACCAAGGAACAATTGGTAGAAACTGTCAACGAATTCAGCGTCCATATCGTGGATGGCCCAGTCCACTGAAATTTGACAATAATTCCGGGGTATGATATACTCTGGAAATGATGAAAAAACGCCGTGCCCGTAGTGACCGTACTCATTTGCTCTACGTTATCACCAACCAGGTGACAGGGGAGCAGTATGTGGGCCTCACGGTCAAAAATGCTACCGTTTTTCGCACCCTGAAGCGCCGCATCCAGAAGCATGTTCAACGTGCCCTGGCCGAGGACAAGGGCTGGGCACTGAGCGCCAGCATCCGTGACCACGGCGCTCAAGCGTTTACTTTTGGCTTTCTGGAAGCCGTTCGTGGCCGTAAGCCAGCTCACCAGCGTGAGCGTGAGTATATCCGCGAATTTCAACCCCAACTGAATACCTTCTGATGTTTATGGTGGATAGGCAATGTGTTTACTGAAGTCTCTTTGCGGCAATGTATACAGCATACCCTAAGTTGTTTCCTTCCAAACATCGGATTGTTTGCATCTTGCTTGATTATACTTTGCTTACGTAAGGTTTCTTCAGTGTGGTGTTTACCATAGAATGTGTTCAGATTGCCTGGGCGACTTGCCCACGGGGCATTCCTTCCCTGCAATGATTTACTAACCTTTTTCTTGTGGCTATCGGATAAAGGAATACCCTTTTTGGATTCTGACATTGCCTTTCTTGTTTCAGCACTGGGATTACAGAATCCCTCTCCTCCATCAGTCTTGTTGTGAAGTATACCTGTACCTAAATCTTTCCGACCAAACCATTTTATGAGGCGCCTCTCAATAGCCAAGGCACCTATTTCTGTTAGATTTGTTTCAATCAAAACTATTTTAGATTTGTCCTTGGGGACTGAAATAGTTTTATGCTTAGTGTATGCGCGATTACCTGAACCCTTCCCAATGTAGTATGGAGTTCCGTTACTTCTGCGTATGTATGCGTAAACGTAATAAATAGTCATGCTGTGATTCCTTACAATCATAGAGTAGTTGGGGATTGCCGTCCCGCGAACTACACCTTTATTTATGGTAATTGACAAATAAGACCCTTTATGTTACAATAAAAATCTGTCGCAATATATTGAGATACTTTTTATGAGCCTAATGTTTTCGTACGGAATGAACACTAACCCGGCTGGCATGGCACTCCGGTGTCCTGCGGCCGTGGCCCTGGGTCGTGCTATTCTGCCCGACCACATGTTCCGTTTTTGCTATCATGCTGATATCGTGGATGCTCTGGAATACCAGACTGAAGGAGTCCTGTGGCGTGTGACTGATAAGTGTATGGAGGCACTGGACAGGCTGGAGGGTTATCCCCACTACTACACTCGCAAGATGGTAAAAGTAAAATGCGGAGGAGATACCTTTGATGCCTGGGTTTATCAGATGAACTTTGCCAGTACTGGCATCCCTCCTGATCCAGAAATGCCAGACATGGGCTATCTACAGAATGTCATGGAAGGCTACATCCACTACGGATGCGACCGAACCCAGATTTATCAAGCCCTACAGGAAGCCGAAGCCATGGACTTTATCAGGTTTCAGATTTGACAATAATTCCAGATCCTGTTATACTGTAGGTACAGTAAGAAAACGGAGTCCAGAATGTTCCCTAAAATTTCAGCAGAGTGGGAAGCCCATCACTACCCCTTGCCCAGCCTTGAAGATGAGGACGATATGATCCCTACTGTCAGTCTCCAGCGTTGTGAATACGACCGTGGCCGCAAGGTTCTAAAGTTGGCCAGTGAGTTCTTTGGCATGCCCCGTGAGTTTTTCGTAGAAAGCCATCATACTGGCAAAACCGTGCGTTTTACTGTGGTTGGTGAGCATGATAAACTGTTTGACCCCGACCAGTGGGACGGTGAGCAACAGGTCTATCGACCCGTGGGCAATGTGCCTGGCGTGGATCATATGGTGATTTACAATCAGTGGTGATTATGAATAGTCAGGAAATCTGCGATTGGGTTTATAACTGGGCTTGTGGACGTCAGGACTTCACTGCTCCTTACGGTGTGCTGGCTGGAGAACATACCAGCCGTAAAGGCACCCCTTACAAGTCAGTTACCTTTGGTCGTGCCCGCACACTGGATGCCACTGTAGAAATCTACAATCGTAACTTTATTGTAGTTCGCACTAGCACCTGGGGCAGTCAAACTTTTCGCAGTTTTCAGGACCTGGAAACCTATCTTCAAACCATCTGAGGTAAATGTGAGCAAGATCAAGGATATCCTGATTGACATTCAGGAGCGGCTGGAAGCTGGTGAAAATCCTGTCCAGATCGCCCGTGCACTGGGTGTGCCCCTTGACTGGGTACTGGGTGCCGAGACCGAAATGGATGGCGACTGGAGCGATTTCAGCCGTATTGTTGAGGATCCGGGCTATACCGATATTTGACAATAAATACCAATTCTGTTATAATAATGGAATAGTAGATAGAGCGAGTAATCATGAAGCGTGAGATTTTGACATTCACTGTTCAGCGTCCCAAGGTCAGGGCCCACCGTGTCCTGTTCCAGGATGACTCGCCTTTCGTTCCCCGGGTGGAGCGTAATCGCCGTGATTACCGCCGCCGAGCCAAGCACCAAGCCCGTCAGTATCAGGACTACCAAGATTGATTTTGGTAATCCAGACACTTGACGATTGTTCCACTCTGTGTTATACTTAGGTTTTCTTCTGAGCGATATTGGTTCCCCGGTCTGGTATCTGTCTCATTCATCTTCCGGGTTTTTTGTAAAGGTCTTACAAAATGGCTAAAATTGATACTCTGTTCAAGTCCGCTGGCATCTGCACTCACGCTAATGCCAATACCTCAATCACCAAGGTGCGTTTTGGCACGGACTACGTTCGCCGTGTCAAACTCCTGAGCACGCCTGGCAACGTCAAGGTTCGTGGTGCAGGTCTGGATCCGGTTCGCGTTGAACTGGTGGAACTGCCCACCCCCATGGCCAAGGCAGAAGCTCTGGAGTACATCCGTACTCACAGTGCCTTCCAGAGTGCCGAGGATCAGGCCCTGATCGCCGATGAGATTGCCGAGCGTGAGCCCAAGGCCGCCCGTGAAGTCAAGGTCAAAGTGGCCAAGGCCAAAGCCAAGCCCAGCCTGGACAGCATCAAGGCTCGTGGCCGGAAGGCCGCAACCGTTGCCGATGTACTGGCGGCTGTTGCTGAAACTCAAGCTGACACCACCGCTCAATAAGGAGAACCCATGAGCCTGCTTCAATATCATGGTAGGCCCTGGGTCAACTTTGATCCCGGCAATCGGGATCATCGTATGTGGTTCGCTGATTTTCAGCGTAACGGAACCTGGGGTCGCTGTCCTGTACGGTTTTACATCACAGACGATGCTGGTGATTTGCTGACCATGATTCAACGCCGATTGATTGAATACTACGTCAAGCGAGAGTTCCGCAACAAAGCAAAAAAGGCCGCCTAAGCGGCCTTTTTTTTACCTGGCCAATAATTGGTATGTGGTGCCGTTGATTGTGATGCTCACAATGTTGCCCACAGTGTTGGTGGTATTTGCTGTTACACTTACTGATATGTTATTGTTTACATTGCCGTTCAAATTTGCGGCTGGTATATAAGTTAGTCCTGCGGCATTACCCGTGAACACACCTGTGTTTGCTGTTATGTTGGCCGCTGTAATGTTTCCAGAAACATCTAGGGAAGTCAATGTGCCCACACTAGTAATGTTAGATTGGCTGGCCGTAGTTACAGTGCCAGCTGTTGTTGCACTGCCAGCACTTGTGGCGTAGGTGGCATTAGCCACAGTACCTGTGACATTAGCGCCGGGAATATTAGAAAGCCCAGTAGCATTACCTGTGAACACACCTGTGTTTGCAGTAATATTAGCCGCAGTGACATTCCCGGACACTCCCAGACCGGTCAAGGTACCCACACTAGTGATATTGGGTTGCGCCGCTGTATACACTGTTCCGGCTACTAGTGCATTGGCCACTTGACCAGTGACATTCGCTCCTGCAATACCAAATAGATTTACACCGTTGCCAGAGAAGAAGTTGGCAGTGGCGTTATTGCCTAAATTGGCATTGGATGCCACAATGTTTCCTGCCAAGGTAAGCGTATTCAAGGACTGGTCAAACACCAGATTGGCTGATGCCCCCAGTGAACCACCATTGTTGAACTGAACCTGGGTATTTGATCCTGCGGCAGCGGTGGTGTCTATGCCCCAGGTAAGATTTCCAGCTCCATCCGTTTTTATCGTGTAACCGGAACTACCACCTAAAATCTTGATATTTGACAGGTTACCCAAACTGACATTACTGGCTGATGTGAAATTTATCACACCGCCAGAGGTTAAACCAGTGAGTGTGCCCACGCTGGTTATGTTTGATTGGCTTGCGCCTGAAACTGTACCTGCAACGCTGGCCAGTGGCACAGTACCAGAGACATTGGCACCAGTGAGGCTGGAAAGTCCTGATCCATTGCCCAGAATGATACCGGGAACCTCCAGATTGCCAGTGCTTGTAAAGTTCAGAATGTTTTGAGCGTTACTAGTACTGATACTGCGTATGACCACATTACTGGGTACATAAGCACCTGAACTGCCAGGCACACCAGCGGCCACAACTTCGACACCACCACCATAAGAATAGCCGGCAATGTCATTTACTGTGCTAGTACCATTGCCAGTTTGACCCAGGGCCAATAAACGATACAGATAATCTCCAGTTGTTATAGAACTGACACTTGATGAGGTACCACGAGAACGAGTTGCCACGTGTGTGGTCACAGGAGCTGAGTTACTAAACACAGTGGTAGTCAATGCACCTGGTACTACCATGTTACCAGTATGCTGAAATTTAAAACTCACTGGATCTGTGGTTGTAGTAGCGTTCAATATTACATCTGATGGAACTAATGAACTGCTGTTTGCAGGAGATCCATTAGCAACCACATTCAAGCCGCCTGAATTCTGGAAAATGTTGAAATTGGTGTAGCCTTGACTGCGAATGCTCAATAAGTTATCACCGGTGAGTGCTTGTGATGGTACACCAGGATTGCCACGGCCACGGCGTATGATAACGCTATCAGCATTGGCTGTGTTGGTATATTGTGTTGATATCAGAGTTTGAGCATTGTTAGCTGTTATATTAATGGTGTTACTGTTTACAGTGGGACTATTCACAGTGTTCGCGTTCAACACATTCACAGCCAAAGTGCTGGGTATTTCAACATTTATGGTGCCAGCACTCACAACAGGGCTGCCTGTTACGGTGAGTGTGTTACTGGCAACGCCCACACTTGTAACTGTGCCTGTGCCACCACCTCCGCCACCAGTACTGCTGATAGTCACTGCACCAGTGTTGCCACTTAGTACAATTCCAGTACCAGCAATAAGACTGGTAACTCCGGTGTTTGTTATTTGTATGGTTCCGGCACCAGTGTTATTGCCACTTGCTCCAGTTATGGGGCTACCTGAAATACTTAAGCCAGAACCGTTAGCTGAGACACTGACACTGGTTACGCCCACTGAAACGCCATTGGCAATAGTGGTAATGCGTCCGTATCCGTCCACAACAACATTGGGGTTTGTGTATGTTCCCGGAGTCAAGTTGGCAACGTTTGCCAGATTAATAGCAATATTGCCTGTGCTAATGATTGGTGTATTAGTTACACTAAGTGTGTTGCTAGCAACTCCCACACTGGTAACGCCACCCCCACTGCCGTTACCTCCAGTCGAACTGATGATTAGAGCGCCGTTAGAACCAGGAGTACCAGTTGAACTGGTAATTGTAATGTTGTTACCAGCTATTAAACTTGTTACACCAGTGTTTACTATCTGATAACTTGCACTGGTTGCGTTAGATACACTGATGCCTGGTCCTGCAGTGATATTTGTGATGGGGCTACTGGCACTAAACAGTGATGTAAAGTTATTTTGTATTGTGTTAAAAGCCGTG